CCTCTGCAGATGGTACGTAGCGTTGGTGCTGAGGACTTCCAGCCACGCATCGGATTCAAGACCCGCTATGGCATGGTCCTGAACCCATTTGCTAAGGGTGCTACCGATGTTACCAGTAATGCAGATCCTCTTGCAGCTGGCAACGTTGGTTCTAACGTATACTACAGAAGAGTTTCTGTTAAGAACCTCATGTGATCCATTCACATTTTACTGGACCCCTTCGGGGGTCTTTTTTTATGCCTATAAATATAAATGTGAATACTAAGACTAATGTCAGATTACAACGCTAATTTCTTATCACCTACAGGATTCAAGTTAGATTTACCTGGATTCGATAAAGTTGACTATCAATGTAATGAAGCACTAATTCCTGGTATTTCCATGAACAATCCAGTGCAAGCAACTCCATACAATGATATTCAACTGTCCGGAGATAAATTAAATTATGAAGATCTGACTGTAAATTTTTTAGTAGATGAAGGATGTGTAAATTACGCATTAATTCATGATTGGATGGTAGGTATTACTTACCCGCAAAAATCTACTCAATGGAGAGATTTTGTACAAAAACAAGTAGATAAAAAATTTCAAGAAAACTGGAATGTAGATCAGGTAGATATTGTATTGAATGTGTTAACCAGTAACTACAACACATCGTTCAAGGTCAAATTTTTTGATGCTTTTCCTGTAGGATTAAGTTCATTACGGTTTACTACAGATACAGACACTATTAATTACTTGACAGCATCTGCAACTTTTAGATATACTTATTTTAAATTATTAGACAAATTTGACAAACAATTAACTCTATGAATCTTTATCAACAATTTATTGACGAGTGGCACGAAGACTCTGTTATGGGTGATGATTTGGGAGAAGAAGCAAGGAGAATACCTTTTCTTCATTCCAAATGGTTAGACAAGTATTTAAGAATACAACTTCTAAAGAAAGAAAAAGAATACGAATACAATAGACTGTATTTGCAAAAGTACAGTTTCTATATGGGTAGAGAAGAAACTGCACCCGACGATAAAATTATCAAGACTGAAGTACCGATCTATATTAAAGGTGATCCAGAAATAATTAAAGCACAAGCTGTACTGGATCTTTACGATAAAATAGAAGGGGCATTAAAAGACATTCTAAATAATATTAACAATCGATCATTCCAAATTAAGAATGCAATTGATTGGTTACGATATTCAAGAGGTATAGATGAGTGATGTTATTATCCGAAAGAAAAATGAAGTTTATCTTCAACTGAAAACTTTACCACACATTTCATACGAATTATCTGACCACTTTACATTTGATGTTGAAGGCGCACAGTTTATGCCTGCCTTCAAAAACAAGTATTGGGATGGAAAAATTAGATTGTATTCTCCTGGGACTGGCGAGATTTATGCTGGTCTCAGGGAATATATTGAACAGTTTTGCCAAGAACGTGGGTATCATTATGACTATGCTGATAATGAATTTTTCGGCATGGCAAATGAAGAAGATGAGTTGGTATCTTTAGATGGTGTAAAATCTTTTGTTAAAAAATTTACAACATTAAAAGCAAGAGATTATCAATATAAAGCAATTTACGAAGCACTTAGAAAAAAGCGTAGATTAATCGTATCCCCTACAGGGTCTGGGAAATCATTTATGATTTATTCTATTGTTCGTTTTCTTCAAGAAACTGGACAAAAGATTATGATCGTAGTCCCAACTACATCTCTTGTAGAACAAATGTATAAAGACTTTATTGAGTATGGTTGGGATGCAGAAGAACATTGTCATAAAGTATATGCTGGATTTGAAAAGGTTTCCGACAAACCCATCACTATCACCACATGGCAATCAGTATACAAACAAAAAAGAAAGTTTTTTGAAAATTTTACTGCAGTAGTTGGAGACGAAGCACATCTGTTTAAAGCAAAATCTTTAACAGACATTTTAACTAAGCTTCATCATGCAAAGTATCGTGTAGGGTTTACCGGTACATTGGATGGAAGTAAAACAAATAAATTAGTATTAGAAGGTCTATTTGGTCCTCATCAAAAAATAACCAATACAAACGATCTTATTAAGCAAGGTCATTTGTCTAGGTTAAAAATTAAAATTATTTCTCTAAGACACAATCATGTAAAATTTGATAGTTATCATGAAGAGATAGATTATCTTGTGTCTCATCCCAAGAGAAATAATTTCATCAAAAATCTTTCTTTAGATCTAGCAGGCAATACTCTTGTTCTTTTTAATTATGTGGAGCGTCACGGCGAGCCACTTTTTGAATTGATAAATAGTAGTGCTAAAGAGGGTAGAAAAGTTTTCTTCGTACACGGTGGTGTTGATGTAAAAGATAGGGAGCAAATCCGATCTATTACCGAACAAGAATCCAATGCAATTATTATTGCTAGTTACGGAACTTTCTCTACTGGAATTAATATTAAAAATTTACACAACATTATCTTTGCAAGTCCTTCCAAATCAAGGGTAAGAAATCTGCAATCAATTGGTAGAGTACTACGAAAAGGCGATAATAAAAATGCCGCAGTTCTTTATGATATAGCAGATGATACTTCAAAAGATAGTAGCAATCCTAACTACACACTTAAGCATCTATTTGAAAGGGTAAAAATCTACAATCAAGAAAATTTTGATTACGAGATCATAAATGTAAAACTAAAATCGTAAGTATGGAACCATTTTTCGCAAATATAAAACTAAAAACAAATGAAGAAATTTTATGTTTGGTAAAAGAGGCAGATCCTGTAGAGGACTACCTCTTAATTTCTCATCCCATTGAAGTCGAAGAAATAGATATCCCTGGTGTTATTCAGGGATTGAAAATTAAATACTGGATGAAGATGGCAAGGGAGACCGAGTTTTTTATTTCAGGTAATGACATTATTACTATTACTGAAATAGAAGGTTTACCAGTTCAGTTCTATAAAGAGAGTTTATTAAAACTGGAAATGAATGAAAAGAAAAAGAAACAGAGTAGATCTAAGAACTATAAAAACTCTAAAGGTAAAGTAGAACTCAATAAGGATATGGGTCTCATAGCATCTATTGATGATGCTAGAGAGTTACTTGAAGAGATATTCTTAATGGATACTAAGGATAATAAAGAATCTTAGTATGTATTAAAGCTTATTTAAAGCTGTTTTCTGAACCCTGACCGTGTTATTATACACAGATCCAAGGGTCTTGTCAAGCCCCTTAATATGTGCTATGATCTACAGAGAAGAAAACATAGAATCTAATGTCAAGACAAAAAGAACATTACGTAAACAACAAAGACTTCTTACAAGCAATTGTTGAGTATAAGAAGAAGGTAAATGAAGCACAAAAAACTGGCGACGACAAACCACCAGTTGGTGAGTACATTGGTGGATGCTTTTTGAAGATTGCTCAGCATCTTTCTTACAAACCAAACTTTGTCAACTACATGTTTAAGGATGACATGATCGGTGACGGGATTGAGAACTGTATTACTTACATCGACAATTTTGATCCGGCAAAGTCAACTAATCCATTTGCCTATTTTACTCAAATTATTTACTACGCTTTTCTTAGACGAATACAAAAAGAGAAAAAGCAAGTTGATATTAAGAATAAGATGATTGAAAAATCTGGGTTTACCGAAGTATTCAGTGGAGATGAATATGGGTGTGAATCTTCCTACGAGCAGATTAAGAATTCCCTTGAACAGAAGATGAGGTATTGATGAAAGTTGCTATTATTACTGACCAGCATTTTGGTATGAGGAAAGGTAGTCAGATTTTTCATGACTACATGAAAGAATTTTATGACGAAGTATTCTTCCCAACTTTAGATAAGCACAACATCTCTGTTGTGTTTGATCTTGGTGATACCTTTGACAATCGTAAGTCGATTGATTTTTGGTCACTCGATTGGGCAAAGAAAAATTATTATGACAAACTTGCTGAACGAGATATCTCTGTATACACAGTAGTAGGTAACCACACTTCTTATTACAAGAACACTCTTGATTTGAATGCAGTCAATATTCTGTTAAGTGAATATGAAAATGTGTTTCACATTACTAAACCAATAACAATTACGATTGGTAATTTACCAATATGCTTTATTCCCTGGATCTGTGTCGATAATGAGACCGAAACCTTTGAGGAGATTGCTAATACTGAAGCAAAGATTGCTATGGGTCATCTTGAGATTTCTGGATTTGAAGCACATAAGGGATATGTAATGGAGCACGGTATGAGTCCAGATGTGTTTTCAAAATTTAAGAAAGTATTTTCTGGGCACTTCCACCATCGCTCTAATTATGGTAACGTATATTACCTGGGTAATCCTTACCAGATGTATTGGAATGATTATGGAGATGTAAGAGGATTCCATTTGTTTGACACTGAAAGTTTAAAACTAAACTTTGTTAAGAATCCCATTAACATGTTTGAGAAAATTTATTATAACGATACTATTGATGATCCTACTAAGATTGATGTTAATGAATATCAAAATAAATTTGTAAAACTTATTGTAGAAAAACGTACTAATTATTTTGCTTACGATGATATTATTGAACGTCTATATCAATGTGGAGTTCATGACTTAAAGATTATTGACAACACCAACGATGTAGTAAACCCTAAAGGTGACATAGAAATAGAGGGTACACTTTCATTCCTTGAACGCTATGTTGATGAACTAGACTATGATGATAAAGATGTGCTAAAATCTATCATAGGATCTATATATTCAGAATCACTACAGTTAGAATAATGTATATTCTTACAATCAAAGGAAATGAATCTGAAGGTGCTTATGCACCGAGTTTTGATACTAAAAATATTTTGTATTTGTTTGAAAGTGAAGAAGATGCCGAAAGGCATTGTGAATTATTGGCAGCAGATGATTATCCTGAAATGATTGTTGTTGAAGTTGAAGACGATGTTGCCATTCATATTTGCGAAGAGAACGGATACGCTTATTGTATTGTAACCCCAAACGACATTATTATTCCACCAACAGCTGATGATTGAATTTAAAACTATTAAATGGCGAAACTTTCTTTCTACTGGAAACAACTACACTACAATTGATCTTAACTCTCACAATAAGACTTTAATCATTGGAGAGAACGGAGCAGGTAAATCTACTATACTTGATGCATTATGTTTTGGTCTTTTCAATAAACCTTTCCGTAAGATCAATAAACCACAGTTAGTTAATTCTATAAACTCTGGTGATCTGAAAGTTGAAATTGAGTTTACTGTAGGAAACATTGATTGGAAAATCGTAAGAGGTATAAAACCAACAGTATTTGAAATCTACAAAGATGGGAAAAAACTGGACCAAGCAGCAGCAACAAATGATCAGCAAAAATGGTTAGAGCAGAATGTTCTCAAGCTTAATTACAAATCATTTACTCAGATTGTGGTTCTAGGATCTTCAACATTTGTTCCTTTTATGCAGTTACCTGCAGCAGGTCGCAGAGAAGTTATTGAAGACATCCTTGACATTAGAATCTTTTCTACAATGAATGTGATTCTTAAAGATAGAGTTAAGGTTATAAAGGAAGAGGTTGGGGAACTTGAATATGCTGTTTCTATTCTTAAGGAAAAGGTAGAAGTTCAGCGTAAGTACATCCAAAACCTTAAGGATCAAAGTCAGCAAAACATTGAAGAAAAAGAAAACACTATTTCAATTCTTGAGGAAAGTATACGACTCAAGAAAGATGATGCTGAAGGGTATGAAGTTCAATTGAATTCTTTGAATGATAAAATTAAAGAGTATGCTGATGTCGATACCAAAATTAATAAACTTAAAGAGTATGACATTACATTCTCTAGTAAGATAAAAGAACTGGCAAAGGAGCAGAAATTTTTTACTAATCATGCAAGTTGTCCTACGTGCAATCAGGAAATAAGTCAAGAACTTAAAGATGCTAAGGTACTGGAAACTTCTGGTAAGATTGAAAAATTTGAGAACGCACTTGAAAAACTTGATAGTGATCGTAAAGAAGTAATTAAACTATTATCTAAAAAGAATGAGATTCTAGATTCTATTAGTTCAACTCAGTCTAAGATCCGAGAGGCATTAAAAGAAGTAGAATGGAATGAAAAAAGAATCAAAGATATTCTTGCTGAGATTGAGTCAATTAATTCAAATGGTGATCTTATTGATGCCGAAACAGAAAAGACTAAAACACTAATTGAGCAAGGAAAATCTCAAGAACTTCAACGCAGAAAACTTATTAAGAAGCAAACGGAATTAAAAATCATTGCTGACATTCTTAAGGATGGAGGTGTTAAGAGCACTATTATTCGTAAGTATCTTCCCGTAATGAATACGTTGATTAACAAGTACCTTCAAGAACTTGAGTTCTATGTTAACTTTAATCTTGACGATACATTCAACGAAACCATTAAGTCGCGATTTAGAGATGAGTTTTCTTATGCTTCATTCTCTGAGGGCGAAAAGATGAGAATCGACCTAGCACTTCTTTTTACTTGGAGAGAGGTTGCTAAACTGAAGAACTCAGTCAATACCAACCTTCTCATTTTGGACGAAGTATTTGACAGTTCGCTAGATAGTAACGGAACTGCCGACTTCATCAACATCCTCAGAAACATTACCGAGGGTAACAATGTTTTCGTTATCTCACATAAGCAGGATATTTTGCACGACAAGTTTGATAATGTGATACAGTTCAAGAAGGTCAAAAACTTCTCTAAACCTTTTCAGTCCAATGACTCAGCTTCCTAACTGGCAACACCATTCCAAGAAAGATCAGAAACGAAAGTTAAAACCACAAGCACTGCGTCAGGCAAAAGCACGCCTGAAACAGTTCAAGAAGTGTCACATGGGTCGTCCTAAGGGGCGACCTTTTTTGTACAATATGCCCATACCGATTCAATCTTCTCATGATGATCTTTACCCACCAAGTCAAAGATAACCTTGCCAGGTTGCTTGCCACTGAGAATCTAATTGTTGAGCACAAGCAAGTAAGCACTGCATCTTTTGATGTACAAGAGCGTGTGTTGACCCTGCCTATGTGGAGGAAAGCATCTACTATTGTTTATGATCTTCTGGTTGGACATGAAGTTGGACATGCATTGTATACTCCAAATTTAGATTGGCATGTAGATGAGTATGCAGATGTTCCACCCTCCTTTGTTAATGTTGTAGAAGACGCTCGCATTGAGCGTATGATGAAGATTAAATTTCCTGGATTTGCTAAAACCTTTTACAAAGGATACAAAGAACTTTTTGATGATGACTTTTTCAGCATTGCTAATGAAGATCTTAGTAAGCTGAATTTTATTGACAGAATTAATATTCACTTTAAGGTTGGTACTTTTGCTGCGGTTCCGTTTAGTGATACTGAACAAGATTTTGTTCGCATGGTAGAAACTGCAAAAACATTTGATGATGTTCTTGAGATTTCTAAATTGATCTTTAATTTTATTAAGAGTAAACAACAAGAGAAAGTGGATGTAACTCCAGAAGTCTCTAATCAGCAGCAGTCGTCCAATGGAAGCACTGTTGAAGTGAAACCATCTGAAGCAGATCAGGACGCTCTTCCTGGCGATTCTGAAGGGCATTCAGAAGCATCTGATGGTGCTGCTGATGATTCTGAATACAGTGGCATTTCTTCTGCTGGTGAAAAAAATGATGAGTTTGATTCTAAGACTGACTCTGCATTTGAGCGTAACCAAGAGCAATTGATTGACCACTCTGTGATGGACACCACTTACATTGAGTTTCCAAAACTTATTTTAGAAAACGTAATTATTGATATTAAGCAAGTTTCTGAGTCTATTCATGAATGGAGTGTTGATAATGATAAACTGAAAGGTGCTCAAGTACATGTAGATTCTGAGTACTTTAAATATCGCAAAGAAGCTGCTAGCGGTGTTAACTATCTTGTTAAAGAATTTGAGTGCAAAAAATCTGCTGATGCTTATTCTAGAGCATCAGTTTCTCGCACTGGAGTTCTAGACACCACTAAATTACACACTTACAAATATAACGAAGATTTGTTCAAGAAGATTACGGTTCTTCCTGATGGTAAAAACCATGGTCTTATCTTTGTTCTTGACTGGTCTGGTTCTATGCAAGATTTCATTCTTGATACTGTCAAGCAACTTCTTAATCTTGTTTGGTTCTGTAAGAAGGTAAACATTCCCTTTGAGACATATGCATTTACTTATGAATATGCTGATAAGCATTTTGATTATAGTGATGATGGATCTGAGATTCAGGAACTAGAGAACAATACTCTTTATCTGGCTCGTTCTTTTCGGATGCTCAACCTGCTTTCCCACAAAAGATCGGCAAAAGATTTAGATAAAGATTGTCGTAACTTGTTCTCTATGGCGTTCTATCATCAAAAACGTTGTTGGGATTATGTTGCTCCTGGATTTGGATTGTCTGGAACTCCGTTAAATGAATCTTTGATTACTCTTCGCGAACTTATTCCTAATTTCATTAAAGAGAATAATCTTCAAAAAGTAAATGCTGTTATCCTGACGGATGGAGAATCTGCAGGTATTGCACGGGTAAATAAAACTAAAAAATACAACAGTAATGATGATTATTGGGGTCGAGCTCATTTGAATCCTTCTTGTCAAATCCGAGATCGTAAGATTGGACGTGTTTATCGACCTGCATACAATGAACATACCTGGACAGGAAGTGTTACTAAAATTCTGCTTGAAAATCTCAAAGATAATTTCCCTGAAGTTAACCTTATTGGTATTCGCGTTCTTCCTAGTCGTGATGTTCGTAATTTCTTTTATAACTATGCTTACGAATACAGCGATCAAATGAAGAAGCGTTGGTCTAAAGAGCGTTTCTGGGAAATTAAAGACAATGGTTACTCTGCTTTGTATGCAATTGCATCTACAACTTTGAATGAATCCGATGAGTTTGAAGTTTCTGATGATGCAACTAAGGCACAGATTCGTACAGCATTTAAAAAGTCTCTTAAAGCAAAATCGACTAACAAGAAAGTTTTGTCATCCTTCATCAGCATGGTCGCTTGATGAACTGTCCACGGGGGTCGTCTGATCCCCACTATTTCCCTTATACTATGAAAGTCAACGAAACACACCAAGGACAAATGCCTCGCATGTCTAACCTCAACGTCAACGAACTAATCTCCTTCCTTTCGGAAAACTATGGTAATGAGTTTGGCGGCGATGCTGTCAATGCTGCTTGCCGAGAGTTTAATGTTTCTTATCCTACTATCACTAAACGACTTGACCAATATAAAACTGGTCATGGTCGTTGGAACTTGACTGCTCAAGAACTTCAACGTGTATATGATGCACCTGCTGCTACCGATCGGGAAGAAACTGCTTTGATTCCTGTTAAAGACGACACTTTCATCCCGTTCGGGAACTTTTCTGATGTAAAGAAGATTATCCAGTCTGGTATCTTCTACCCCACCTTCATTACTGGTCTATCAG